AACAATCTATAATTAAGAAATTATTATCAGTCAGTTCTTTTACATTCAGATCCATGTATAATCTACTATTCTTCTTATTAAATCTTACTTGAACGTCGGGATTCAACATATAATCTAGAGTTTCTAGATATGATTTTGTCATGGCATAGTTCAATAAATCGATCGCTCCGTAGTAGTATAAATCATTAAGGAAGATCTGATATTTGATATTGAACATACCCGCCGAGATGGTGGATGAGTCCATTTTAAATACCTTATTGACTGCAATAACAGTATCAGGTAGTGGAAGGTAGTTTGCACCCTCTGTATAGTCGATAGAAGCAATGCCGCCAGCAGTGCTGGTTGCAGTTGTAGTAGAAGCAACACCAATCATGGTTTGTTTCTCTTGTTCAGTAATCTTATGCTTTAAGAATACTCTATCAATACCTTCACCATGTCTTTCATGAAACAACTGGATGGCATCGTCGATTAGATCATCTATCTGATCATCGTCAACATTGATCTCAAGAACAGGCTTTCCAAGTTTCCTAAGAGCATATTCTTTCAATCCGTCTTTACTATTGGGTTTTGCCATTCCCTCTATTCATAAGTTCTCCGAAGTATTTAGTTAAGTGAAAAAGTATTTTATCGATGAAGCGGAAACCTTCGCTATCAACACCCCTGTAGACGCAACTGTAGAACTCATGGGATGGGAGGAGTTCCCTGTAGTTTACATTGATAACTTCTACAAGAATCCAGACAAGGTAAGGAATCTGGCATTAAGAACACCAGGCACCAAATGTCCCAGAATACTGGGTGGAGTTCCTGGCGAGAGAGTAGATATGAATATGAATCTTGATCATATGCACGAAATATGGCTTGAAATAGCAGAGAACGTGTATGGATTAGAACAGAAAGATAGAAAGGCATTTGAAATGTCATGTATGAACGTCTCCTTTTCAGTCAATGTTACTCAGTCTCATTGTAGAAGAAAAAAACCACATATAGATTTATCAGATGTATCGGACAGGGGATGGGCTGGTGTCGTGTATCTCAACAAACCCAAAGAATGTAAGGGTGGCACTGGGTTTTATACATATAAAGGACAACAAGTTAATCCTAGACAAGATGGAATATGGCAAGAGGAACATGTTTCAGATAGTGTAGGTCCATGGGATCTGATACACCTTGCTGAGATGAAATATAACAGAATGGTAATGTATCCATCAAATGTTCTTCATGCTCCTTATGATAAGGAAGGATTCTTCACCAACGACGTATACAGATTAACTCAAGTATTTTTTATACCATTAACATAATGCACAATATTATTCTTACAGGATCAAATGGGTTTATAGGTAAAGCATTTGCAAAAAGAATTGGAGGTGAAAATTTATATCAAGTAGAACAGTCACATGCTTTTGAGTTCTTGAATCAGTATGATAAGTGGGATGAGGTAGATTACATCCTTCATCAAGGAGCAATATCAAGTACAACTGAGACAGACGTAAGTAAGATTCACAAATACAACGTAGAGTTTTCAATCAAACTATTTGAAAAAGCAATAGAACACTCTATTCCAGTCAAATATGCCTCAAGTGCGTCTGTCTATGGTAAGATACATGCTGACTTTGGATACTTAAAAGGAACTATCAATCCCTTAAATTTCTATGCACTGAGCAAAGCAACTGTAGATTATTGGGTTCTAGATCACATAGATGAGTTTGAATTGATACAAGGATTTAGATACTTCAACGTGTATGGAGAAGGTGAAGAACATAAAGGAGATCAAGCAAGTCCTATAAGTAAGTTTACCAAACAAGCAAAAGAGGATGATATAATCAAACTCTTTGAAGACTCAGAATATGCCTTTAGAGATTTTGTATGTGTAGATGATGTGGTAGATGTTGTCCTAGATAATACGGCAGGGAGCGGCATCTATGATGTTGGGACTGGCAATCCTATCTCTTTCCAAGAGGTTGCAGAATTGATTGCCAAAAAAGAAGGGGCGGAGATTGAAGTAATCCCCTTCCCCAAACATCTAGAAGGTAAGTATCAAGAATACACATGTGCAGATACCTCATGGTATTCACATGATTATGTAAAAGTTAGTGATTATCTGAAAAACATATAAACATAGCAGACATATATTTGTCGTTTGATATTGGCACGTTTCCTTTGTGTGGATACATCCAATTGCATGGAAATATAAGAACTCTTCCTTTCTTTGGAGTAATCTTTACACCTAATTCTGGAAACTCTGTTTCTCCTCCCTGCTCTACATCATTGAGATATATTATGACACCAAATATTCTATTTGATGTAGCGCCTGAAGATGTATCAATGTGAGTTTCAAATACTCCCTCACCTTTTGGATATCTTCTTACGCCATAACCAGTAAGGTGAAGGTTATTTTTAGGGCCTTTCTCATAATTATTAAATGCACCTATCACTGTTTCTGTTAGAATTTGAGATATTATATGGTCTGGTGGAACCTTAGCTTGTCTACAAAGTTTAAATGAAGGGTCTACATGAACTGATCCACCATTTTCTCCATGAGTATATACGACTCCATCTTCATGGAGATGTTCATTTTCAGCAAACCAATCTAAAATATAATCACAATTATCTAAAGATAAAATATTATCAAATGTTTTTATATAATCTGATAGTTTATCCATTACTTGCATAAGAAATAAAAGAAGTTATGGCGTATTTGGGATCTGATATTGGTATTGTTCCTTCATGTGGCCAAAGATAATTACATGGAAATATGCAAACATCTCCTCTTTTAGCTGGTATCATTTTATCTTGAAGATGAAAGTAAGTGCCTCCACCTTCTTCAACATCATTCAGATATCCTACAATACCAAATACCCTATGAACATTTGCTCCAGGCCCTTGATCTTGATGTTTGGCAAAAAATCCAGTATCTTTGGCATATACACGAACACAATAATCTCTAAAAGTTAAAGGATAGTCTGCTGGTGGAACTGGACATTCCTCAGCATATCTGTCATACACTTCAAAGTATGCTCTGGATAATAAATCTGATACTCTATCCTCTGGTTGTGGGTATACTTGTCTTGTGTCTTTAAAATCTTTTACAACATGATTTTGCCTGTTGTCAGTTGGGTTTCCATAAACGGCACCATCAACATGTCTATCTTCTACCTCCCAAAACCATTCTATAATATCCTTACACTCTTGATCAGATAGAACATTATATACCTTGATTAAATCACCAGTGTTCATTCAATAAGATCTCCAGCTATAATTCTGTGTGAGTCTGAATCCATGTGTTCTGTACTGAACTCAAATAACTCAGTATCTTCTAAAGCATACATCCTATGTTTTAGTCCAATAGGCACATGAAATTTGTCACCTCTTTCAAGGATCATAGTTTCTGCTTTCTCAATATCAGTATCCCATCCGTAATATATTTTTATCTTACCACTCTGAATATAAAATACTTCATCCTTGAGTTTATGATAGTGCCATGAACATTGTTTACCTTTTACAATAAACAATAATTTACCACAATACTTCTCACAGTTGGCAATCCACTTCTCATATCCCCAACCTTTCGGTACATATTTTACTGGTTCTGCTGCTCGAGCATTACGAGGTCTTCTACTTGGCCCTAAAGAAGTCATCAGATTTCACCCCCTTGTCATCAATGTAGTAATCGGCATTTGGTTTACCTAAAATTAAGGTATGGTATTTGCAACCCCAATCTTTAAGTTGTTGTTCTGTAAGATCAAATAATATAGCAGATGCCTTTACACTTGCATCTGGATCATCACTAAATCTACCCATGCCACGAGCAGTGTGATAAGTTATATAATGACCTTCATCATACAACTTATTTATTGTAGCAATCCGATCCCACCATGGCACTGCCTTGTGGTAATCTCCGCCCGTAGTTTGACTACAAATAGTTCCGTCTATATCTACACAGTATCTCATTCTTCTTCTACCTCTTCCATTTCAAGAGACTCAATACAATCATGTGGCACCTCATGTTGTCCAATTTTGTAAAAATGTTTTTCTTCTCCAGCATTATCTGTTTTTATACCAATGTAAGAAATATCATCACATTTATTCTCACGCAACCAAGCTTGAAGTCTATAGTGCATTAAGTCAGATTTTTTCATATAATGACTCTATATCTTGTTTAGTTAGGTAGTAAGCGCCAGGATGTGTAACTGCAATGGCAGCAGCCTTATTTGCAAACTCAATAGATATTTGCATGTTATTTGTTTTTAGAAATTCATAAACTAGTGCTGCTAAAAAAGTATCTCCAGCACCACATACATCGAAAACTTTTACAGGTTTTGGCTTAAAGTGGATACTATTCCAAGTTGCGCCATTAGACCCAAGAGTAACGATAAGATTACGAAGATCAGGAATGTTTTCTTGTATAAGGTCATCGTATTCCTTTTTGTTTATTTTCCAGTATACATTATCTTTTTGAAAAAGTCTACGCTTCTTAGTATCAACGAACACTGGTCTGTTAAAATTGTGACATAGATGCCACAAATCATCTTCATTTATATATCCCTTATCATAGTCTGATATAACCATTGCATCTGGATTCATATGCATGAACGCCATCTTTAATTCAGCGTTTGCAATTCTACTGACTTGTGGTGTTTCATCTAAACGCATCAGTTGATAACCACTGTTAGTATCTACAAATCTTGTTTTAGTTATAGGTTCTCTCTGCGATAACAAAACAGTATTGACACCAAATGCTTTGAGATTTAGTTCAGTATTGCCAGCCATGCCAGGCCTTTCCTCTATTCTAGTTTGATCTAAAACAGGGACAGGTTGTTCTGGACTGAGCCTAGTGGTCTCACCAAAAACATACTTGTCTGTACATTTGTCACCTATTACAACTACGTTATGCACGGATCTTTCTGATTATATCAGTTGTTGAGTAATTTAATCGGGGAAGGAATCTAGCTTCTTTTGCATACTGTATGCCAACTACATCTCCGCCTTTCCAATCATCACCTAGTAATAGTATATCAGGTGAATACAATTCTATCAACCCCTCTAACTCTTTTCTGTTATTAAAATATAATACTTCATCAATATACTTTATCGCTTGTAGTATTGTAATTCGATCACAGAGATTATTGACGGGCTTACCCTCACCTTTATCTTGACGTATCTTTTCATCTGTGTCAGTAGCTACAATAAGTTTGTCTCCCAAAGACTTTCCAACTTTAAATAATTCTATATGGCCAGGATGTATGATATCAAACGTGCCATTACACCATACTATTCTATCCATACCACTCTTTCAATAATGTTTTTTGAGGAGTTGCATTGTTTACATTATTATCTAGCGTTTTAATATACTTCTCGAACCTACTAACAATGTCAACTGTTTCGGGATACCAATAATTTTTTTTAGGAATCTCAGGCATTAATTGTAATAACCATGCTTGCCAGTTGGTTCCTCCAAAGAAAGAACTTTGAGTATCACTTTGAAGAACTCTCTCATTAGGATCTAGTATTTGTTTCTCCATAAATTTTTGCATGCCAGATTTTTCATGAGATAGTCTTACATAATCCCAGAACTTGCCTTTTCTCTCACAGTAAGAATAATGCATGTTCACATAATCGACAGCAGTTTCAAATGAAGCTTTCATTCTTGTATTATACATGTCTGGTGCATATTTTGGGTTGTAAATACATCCATATATCGCCTCTTCAAGATATTCGCAACCTCTTATCATCAAAGCTAAACCTGTACTTTCTAATGGTTCTATAAAACCAGCACTTAATCCAATTGAAATTACATTACCATTCCAAAATTTATTATTGTATTGTGGTTTCCAATCCAATAATCTCATATCTTCTGGTTTAATTCTACCATTCCAATGTTTTGAAAATTCTTGTGCTACGGTATCGGGGTCTGTAAGAGATCTATTGAAACAGTATCCTGTTCCTATTCTTGATCTCGTTGGTATTCTCCATCTCCACCCATGTTCCATTGCTTGACAATCTGTGTATGGGTGCATTTCTTTTTGTGGATCTTCATATTTTACTCTAGCTGCAAGTGCAGAATCTATGAATAATCTATCACTTAAATCTATATTATGACGTTTGCCAATTAATAACTGATTCCAACCAGTACAATCTATGAATAGATCTCCAGTGATTATTGACCCATCCTCTAATACTAGTTTTTTTATATTTGATTGTGTTATATCATCAGCAATACCATCTCTATAGACATCTACTACATCGGATTGAATATAATTACACCACCGTATACAATTATCATGTAAAAAATTGACTAATTTTCCACAATCAATTTGATAAGCGTATGTATCAGCAATATAATCTATCTCCACACAATTATTCATTGCAGATTGGTACAATGGAGATATATCTTTTATATCATATTTGTCCTGATAATTAGTCCAAATATCATACATTGGAACTTTATTATCACCTATGCTAGTAAATCCAAATGGATGCCAAATAACCTTATCTTCTTTACCCCAGCCTGGAAATAGTATGCCAGCTTTGAATGTTGCATCAATTCTATTCATCCATTCCTCTACTTTGAATCCCATCTTTTGCATTACGCCTGGGAAACTAAGAAGAGTCGCTTCTCCTACTCCTACTCTTTCTGGTTCATACTTATCAACTATGGTTACATCTATAAGTTTACCCCATCTTCTTGCAAACCAAGATGCAGTTATCCATCCAGCAGTCCCTCCACCAACTATAACTATTTTTTTTACTTCTTTCATCAGTTCTTCACTTCGATCATAAGACCATACTCAGGCAAATAGAGGTATTCTATCAAACTATTTGCAAGAGTCCTCAGAGCGTCGTCTAGAGTCTCTACAAGGGGTTCTCCGCCTAGGTTAAAAGATGTATTAAAGATAATAGGGCATCCTGTCTTTTCATAGAAGGTGTTGATTACATCATAGTAATTTGGATTTACTTCTCTAGTAACAGTCTGTATTCTGCATGTATCATCAACGTGAATGATTGCTGGAATTTTTTCTTTTATTCCCTCTTGACATCTAACAGCATACATCATAAATGGTGTATCATCCATGCCACGAAGATCAAACCATTCATGCACATGTTCTTTTAATATTGATCCAGCAAAAGGTCTAAAGTATTCACGACGTTTAATAGTATTAACATGATCTTTTCCATCTGGATCTCTAGGATCATACATGATGGATCTGTTACCTAAAGCACGAGGGCCTGCTTCCGATTTACCTTGGAACATTGCAACAATATTTTTCTTAGTAATTAGATCAACTGCATCCTCATGGTTTGCTTCAAATATTCTAGTTGCATTATAATAATTTGAAAGATCTGTAATGTATTCTTTGTCATATTCATACTTAGGGCCATAATACAAATCTTTTATAGGTGGATGGATCTTTGTATTTTTACTCACTCTTTGATATTGTAGATATGCTGCACCAATAGCAGTACCAGCATCATTACTTACTGGTTCTACAAATAACTTGATACCTTCATCTTTTAATTGTTCAAGATACCAATAGTTTGCAACACAATTTAATCCATATCCGCCCGATAGAACAACATTTTTATTACCACTCATCTTAACTGCCTTACGAATTAAATCTAATACCATTTGTTCAGATTCCGTTTGGACAGCATAAGCCATATCTCTACGACTTTTTAGTTTTGTTAGATCGTCTTCTGGTTTTAAATCTACAGGATCTCTAAGTTCTGTAAATCTACCTTTGTTTACGACAGCACCGTTAGGATATGTTGGTACAATCAAATCTCTATTAGCTGTAGACCAATCACTCATACCATCATAATTTGTATAGATGTCTGGTATGTTCAAGTTTTGACTACCATATGGGAAGAGTCCCATAGTTTTACCAGCCTCAATAGGAGCCCATCCACAATATTGTGTGACTGCCTCATATGCTTTCACAATACCAGCAGACTCGTCTATTACTAACTCGTGAGTGCCATCTTCTTCATAAAATTTGGATTCAAAGTTAGGTAATCTAGTAGAAGCCCATGGC